GCCAGCGGTTACGCTGATGTTGTTCGGTGTCCAGTTGTTGCCGTTGCCTGAGTAGTCTTTGCCAATAGCCGCAGCAGTCGCCGCGCTGTTGTCGGAGAAGTTCAGGTAAAAGCCGTTCGTGCCGTAGGTGCCTGCGTACTTCTTTGGCTTCCATACCCCGGTCACCGTATCAATTTCACCGAATGACGATGGAGTCAAAGCTTGACCGTCGATGAAGTTGACTTCGGTTATGTACCCGTCACCATAGTTTTGGTTGCTGCTATTGGTATTTGTTCGACCGATCTGCATATCGGTCAGGAAATCTCCTGTAAAACCTTGATTTAAAGACGGATACGTAGCTGTACCAAAGGCCGTAATTTGAACACCGTTGACATACAGTTTGACGCGCTCAGTCGATGTTGCGTTTGCTGAGTCATAGACGGCAACGATGTGATACCACGCAGAGAAATCACGATATACCGCAGATGAAATTACTTGAACTACATCAGTGCCTGAGGAATTGCGGATTCTAAATCCAATGTTATCGGCACTAAATCCAACAAAATCGAATGCAGCACTGCCAGTGGCAGACCCAAGTAGCGGAAAATATGTCGTGCTTGTGCCACGTTTCATCCATCCTGATACCGTAAACTTTAATGGATCAGTGCCAGTAGTTCCGTTGGTTCGTTGTAAATAACCGGACGCACTTTCGCGCAGGCGAACACTGCGGCTGATCTGGTAGCCCTCGGGGCCAAGCAGTAATGGCAGTGCGTCAATCATTTGACATCGCTCACAAGGCGAGCAGTGATGCGGCTGCTGCTCTCGACAAAGTAAACCAACACATCAACTGCATTAGCAGTCGTGGTTAGTGTCGGCGCTGTGCCATTGCTAAACTTCCAGTTGCTGCCATAAGCCAGTGTCCTGCTGCCTGTGCCATCCTGCGTAATGGTGATTGCACCAGACTGACCGGCTGTCTGGTTGCTCGGGTTCGCTAATGTCCGGTTGCCACCCAGTGCCAAGCTGAAGTTGTTGCCTGCGCTGAAGTCGGGTGTGATCGTGGCTGCGTCTGTCAGGGCTACCACGCCACCGCGCTGTGCCTTGGTGAACGTCTGCGTCACATCGGTCTTGGCGGTGTCAACGTCGTATGCCTGTACATCAACACCCACCTCAACGTCCATTGCCTGCTGTGCTGCTGCTACTGTCGCCGCAGTGAACACGCCTATACCGACTGTCGTGCCGCCAAGGTTTGTTCTGGCTGTGCCTGCATTCGTCAGGTCAGATAGGTTGTTTGCCTTGGCAAGAAAGTCTGTACCTGAGACATAAGCTGCTACCCAGATGCTGCCGGTGTAGACATTCATTACACCAGTGACGCTGTTGAAGTACAGAGCGCCAGCTACCAGTGCGTTGCCGTCATTGTCAACAGATGGTGCGCTTGTCTTAGCACCAAGATAACGATCATCGAACGAATCGAAGGATGCCAGCGTCTGATCTCGTGCTGCCTCTGCCGCTGTCTGTGCTGATGCTGCATTGCCTGCGCTTGTCGATGCTGCTTGAGCATGATACTTCGCAGAGTATTCGCCACCAGCAACAGGGCCAGATGTCTTGGTTGCCCAGTCGTTTGCGCTTAATTCCGATGCCGCTGCATTTGTTTCACTTACTGCTGCCGCTGCCGCTGCTGCCTCTGCATCGTCAACCAATGCACTTAGATCAGCCACAGCAATAACGATGTCCCACTTGCCGATATCGACGTTGCTGCTTAGTGGTGTTGTGCCTGTTGATGTATGAGCCGTATTGCAACGATAAACGTTCTGGTTACTCGCATCACGAACCAAGTCACGGACGGTATAGGATATGCCTGCTGCCCAGTTACCACGCCAGTTACCGATGTCCTCGCCAACTGCTGGGTTGCCGTTAGCATCAAAGGCCAGCGTCTTGCCAGCACGAGAGGCTTTGGACGGCAGCGTCATGTTGATGTCAGTCGGGTCAATGACCGGAGCCTTCAGACCTCGCTCGGCTGTTTCTGCTACCTGCTGAATAAAGATGGTCTGAGCGTCAAGCTCATCATTGATGGTGTTAGCAAAGAAGTCACCACCCGTCGTGAAGTCAGTGGTGCGCTGAATTGTCTTTGCGCCAACAATGGTAATGTTGCTTGTGCCTGCGGTGGCGACCAGCGTAACGGAGCCAGTACCATTGGCATTGATCGTAACGGTATAGTCGGTTGTCAGCGTCAGCAAGGTGCTGCCACGGTATACCGCAATATCGCTGGAAGTCAGGATTTCAAACGTGAAGGCATACGGGCCTACGCCACTGGGGGCATAGACCACTCTCCGCGCCACATTTGAGATTGCGTAATCAGCCATGATTCATTGCTCCTTGCAAAATTATATATTTACTTGCCGTAAAATCTATAGAATTTCTTGTTTCTGTCAATGGTCGCAGCCAAGTCTGGGAACTCAACTCTGTTGTCAGAAAAGCCATAAGCCTCATAGTCAAGCTCAGTTACATCTGGCTCCTCGCCTTGGGCAAGTTCTGGGCTAGGGTCAAAGCCAACCATTCTAAGTTTGGCAACACGGCGATACTTCTTGATAACCCCATCGACAAAAGTCTGTGCATCGCCAATACCGAACGACCTACCCTCGTCTTGCTCGTATTGCCGCTTCTTCTCCAGCAGGTAAGGTACAGCCTTCTCTAGGTTCATAGGAAGCCCCTCTGCCGTCTCAACGAACAAGGATGGATCAATCGTCACCTCTTGCCCATAAAGCTGCTTGTAGCGGTTGTATTGCGTTATGGACAGGCTTACGCCATTCCAGACATCCCGTGGCCTAGATACCCCGTGGTCAATGGATACCATCGTTTCCATGAACAGATCACGCTTACCCTTCCGTGCCTGTACTACTGGGATGACGTTGGCATAGGTTTCCCACATATTGTCTTCAACGTACCGGCGGCGACCAAGGTCATCAAGGTCAGCAGGCAGGCCATCAGAGAACACAGGGTTACGGGACTTGACACGGTTTAATTGTTCGACAGCCAGACGGATATGCTCTGGCGCATTCATCTGGTCTATACGGGGGGAGCGTACTAGCGGGTCATTTAGGCGCTCAATATGAGCCACAGCCGAAGCGTTGAAAGAACCGACTACCGGAGTGCCAGTAAACAGCACGTCAGCATATTGCTTCGCCATGCGGGTAAAGAACTGGGCTACCTGCTCCCCACCATCTTCCGACCGAGTACGCAAGATACCCACAAGATCGCCAATAGCTTGTGCGCTAGGTTGATTCTTTAGGTACTCAAGGTTAGAGCCAGCAATTGCCAAGGCTGTCTTTGTCCATTCAGTCTCATCAGGCTTACCGACATGGAACCGCTGGGCATCTGCATAGTCCGCGCCCAAAGCGACGACAGGAGACAAGACACTGAAACGTGCATAGCTGACAAAGGTGTAGCCACTAAAGTCGCCCTGACCGTCAGTCAGCGTAGTTAATGTTGACAGTCGCTTCTTAACGTCTGGGCTAAGTTCACCGGGTTTGAAGACGATGGAATACTTCTGCCATCCCAATGCCTCCAGTGCTTTCTTGTCATTAATGCTGGATGGGCCAGAACCAGTGATGCGACCTTCCGTTGCCTGATCCACCATGACATATGCAGCCGATCCACCAAGGGCAAGACGGGCAATTGCTAAATCACGCTCTTTGCCACCAGCATTCCACGCATCCCAGAACTTAGGGCTAACAAGATTCCAGCCCGGTGTAGCAGCAGCAGTATGCAAAAACTCGTGCGTCAGCGACCGAGAGAATGGCAAGAAAGGTTTTAATGCTGTGCTTTGGAATATCTTGTCAGTCTTCCAATAAAACTCATTGAGCTTGGTTTCGCGGGTAAAGTCTTCAGCAAAGGTAGCTGCTTTGTGTGCCGCTTCCATCTTTGCCTGCAATGACATAGGGCGCTCGTCCATAAACGAAGCGACAATGCGCTGCGTCTCAGACAAAGCATCTTTAGGTGGAACACCAGAAGCAACTAACTTGTCATACTCTTTCTGTGCAATGTGCCACGCTTCCTCGTGTAATTGCATACGAGAAACAGTCATGCCAATAAAGTCATCAGAGGCCCGTAATGCACGGAACGGTACGCTATACATATACCCCATACCGTCTAATACTTTGCCTGTAAATCCATTGGTGAAGTCAGGCGTTCTAAACAACTCCTTAGAACTAAATGGCATCCGGACAGGCACATCGCTGAATGCAGCACCGGACAATGGCGCAATAGGAGCGTCACCTTTAGCAGAAGCACGAAAACCGTAATCCTTGTTAAATGGGGTTGGCAAGGTAACGTCAATATCCATGCCGGGTATTTTTACCTTGGGGCCACCACGGGCCAAAGTAACCCATGCGTCGTACAAGCCATTGCGGATACCGGACATTCTGGCTTGGATGTCAGCCATGTAATAGCGTTCGGTAGGCGTAGCACCAGCAGCCTCCATTACTCCACGACGCATCATTCCAATAGGGATAGCCACCATACGCTCAACAGGCGCACGGGCTGTGTTGATGATGCCGGACACAAGGCTATACGCATGAGGGGCAATATCAGTCAGCAGATTGGACTGCCATGTATTGATCCAAACATCACGAAACCTTGCAAGAAGGCCAACCTCAAGAAGCTGATTCTTACCTTTGCGAGTAGACAAGGAGATGTAATCATTTGCAATCTGGCTCAATGCTTTCTCGCCACCAACCTCATCAAGGATAGCTCTCATGTCGATAGGACGGAAGCCGGGGCCAGCATCCTTGACACGCTTAAACACGTTCATAGACCTAGCAACGTCAACCTGCACACCTTTAAGCTGGGCAGTAATGACATTGTGGAATGCCATCTGTTGGCGCAAATCAAGCTGACCTGCTTGGTCAAGCTGACCATTTGCCATCTTTTGCATTAGGTCATCAAGCTTCTTGGCGCTACTGTCGTGCAACTCAACTACGCCAGAGACTGTTTTAGCCAATTCAGATGAGCCGACTGTTGACTCAATTGGTAAGCCTTCCAACATCCGGTTGGCAATGTTCTCAGGAACACCAGCATTGAGCATACGCATCTTGATAGAGCGCAGCGACATGGTTGGCTCATTCTTGACGGCGTTCTCTGCCATAACACGCACAGTCGCCTGCAAGCCATCATTGTCAAAAGCCAGATTGCTGATAGGTGTCTCAGGCGTTGTCGCAGCAGGGCCAGCCTCTTGCATTGCCTTACGTTCTTGCACAAGCCGCTGGGCATCGCTAAGTGGCACAGGAGCAATACTAGGCTTCTTGGCAGCATCCTTGGCTCTAGCTGTCGCACCCTCAATTAAAGACGGAGCCGGAGCAACAGGCGGCGGGTCAGGAAGAATCTTCGGTTCCTGCTTAATCCGAACACCTTTTTCTGTTAGTGGCTTTAGCGCTTTTTTCGGGGTCAGTGTTGTTGCGGCCTCAACACCACCTTTAAACAATTTACCAAGACCAGCCTGTTGCTCATACTCAGGGAACTCAAGTCCCATCTGCATAGGTGCAGCTTCTTGTTCAGCAGCGACCTCTGTGTCAAAGATAGGGGCAGGCCCAAGGTTAGTGGACTTTGCCATCTCAGTGATCTTGCCACCTATGTCTTTGTTGATAGCCATTATTTCTGTCCTTCGTCACCAGTGAGTGCTGCTCCAGTTGCAGTTACTGCTGCGCCTTTTTTAATGTTAGAAATCGTCTTCTCTCGTTTAATCTTTTGTTCCCTTACGCGATTGGCAGATGCAGAAACATTTGATTTACGAACCAACATACCAGTCTGCAATTCGCCAGTTCCTTTAATAACCGACTGCAATCCTTTTAAAACTTGGGCATCAGACTGCAAACCAAATGCACCTTTAGCTTTCTCAGTAAACTCGCCAAGCCAAACCTTCGCCTTTCCAATCCACGAACCAGCCTCATACCTTGATTGCATCAACCTTGTTGCATTGACTGCCCAATACTCAGATGGATTTACAAACTGATAATGTTTGTTGTAGTCCAAAACACCATCTTTAAATCCATTTAATATTTCTTCCTGAGCATTACTATCGCCGCTTATTGCTTTGGGAATAAATTTTAAATACGCTTGTACTTCTGGGGATGACTCTCTATATGCTTTCAAATAACCTTTAGTCCATGCATCAGTAACACCATTTTGAACTTCAATAGGCATCATCTGCTCAGTATGGTGCAATATTTCATGGACAGCCGTTGTCTCTCTTGCGCCACTTGCAAATATAGTAGCAACCCTATCGAATAAATTATCACCTGTATCAGTAGTGTATTTACCAGCCGTGGAACTTTGTTTGCTTCCAGTCTTTATGGAAATAGCAAGTTCATTTGCAAGCTGTGGGTTATTGTCCAATAACCATTTGGCAAACCTTACTGTTGGTTCCTGAAGCTGAATCTTTGCTGTCGGGCTTAACGATGCTAATAAGCGGCTAGTAATATGATCTGCCCCGCGAACCCTATCTTCTGGAAGTACCTTCTCAGGTCGTTTCTGCAAAGCATCATTTAGCAGCTTTGTGCCTTCTATGTATGACTGCTCATCCATAGCACCAGACTCAAGCTTCTTTACCAAAGTTCCAAGACTACGCTTGGGTTGTACGATGTAGCTTGTCAGCCCTGTTGTAGCTGCGTACTTTTCAAAAGCTTCGCCAACGATAGGCGCTGCTTCTTTTGCTGCTGTTTTGACACCTTTGGCTACTGCCTTCACATTTTTTACATATCCACCGGGGGCAGTAATTTCACCAATGGTTTCGTAAGGATTGTCGCCAGTACCAACCATGCCGACATTTTTGTCCAGCCACTTCTTTATGTCCTCTGTCGTCGGCAAGATAGTGTTCTCTTGCATACCGCGCAAGAACGCTTGTATTTTGGACTCCTCGCCACCACGGTTAAATATCTCAGTCACACCACGACCAATCATTTCAATATCACCGGGCAATCCAACAAAACCTTGAGTGCGACCCTTAACCGTAGCTGCACCAATGTCAGCCATGCCCTTGCCAACAGTCAGCAAGTCTTTGCCAGCTTCAGCAACATTCTCCATTACGGTCTGGCTTTCAAACTTCCGACTCTGCTCTGGGCTTACACCACGGCTACCCATAGCCAACTGCATACCGTCCATGCTTTCCGCAAGCTCGGCATGGTCAGGCGCATCAGGGTACTGCCTGAGAAAGTAATACTCGTCGTAATCTTTGAAGTCATCTTCCATTATGGTCTCCCAGATTTACGAAGCGCTTTTTCAATAGACCGCTGCTGGGCAATAATATCTTCAATAGCCAACTGTCCTTCTTTTGATGTTGGTTCAATTCCAAGTCTTTTTAATTCACGGCTGAGAGCTTCACGGTACATAGGGTCAACAGACATATCTTCTTTAAACTTTGCCTCAATAGACGAAAGCTTTGATGTGCTTCTTAACTGTTCTGGAACCTTGCTCAACAAAGAACCGTTTGCGCCCCAGTTTGTAGCGAGACTTTGGCGAGTAGCTTCAACCCTTCTTTTGACAGTATCATCCAATCCCTTCTTTCTGACAAAGTTTCCAGCATCATTCATTGATGGGGGACGATAAATCTTTTCTCCATTTGAGTCAGTAAAATAAGGTTTTCCATTTTTCTTGTTATCGTTAAATTCTTTTAACAAATTGTCATATTTGTCTTTTGCGTTTTGAGTAGCGTCTAGCTCTATAACTGCTTTTGATGATGGGCTTTTAGCGCCAGAATCTTCTGTTACTTGCCTTCCAATAGCTGACGCTTGTGCCTCAAGTCTAGCTTTGCGATCAGTAACTTTTGAATACAAGCCCTTTAATGACGCTGGAGATATGTACCCAAAACCAGATTGTTGAGCTTTGTTATAAACAGCCTCAGACGAACTAAGCTCTCCTGACTCAATAAGATCATTCAATTTTGCAAGCGCAAGTGAGTTGTCTTCTTTTTCTATTTTTGCATCGTCCTCATTTAGCAAAGCAAGAAAAGTAGATGGCGCATCTGCTATTGAAAGGTCTTTCAAACCAAGTGCATTTTTTAAGCCATTTAGATCGCCCTTCTTTATTCCGTTTGGAGCCGACCTATTACGAAGCCTATGCTCAATATCAGCTAACGCTTCAACGCGCGATCTTTCTGTTGAGTCTTTAGGCAGGTATTCTTTTGATAACTGGAATGCTGTTTTACCCGAAACTTTATTTGTCCTAGCTGCGACAAGAACGTCATTGGCTGTTGGATATTTATTTGCCCGTAGCCCTTCCAAAAGAACGGCCAAACCAACAGGGTCATCTTCTACCTTTTCTTCCAGCAATTTAGGCAAATCAATCTTTAACGTTTGTGCGCTAACAACGTCCGGATGATTTAAGGAGATTTCAGATAACTCATTTAACGCAATAGCTCTTTGCTCTAATGTGCTAGAGCCTTCCAAATAAATCATTATTTTTTCATTAGCAAGAACTTTTGCTGCATCCTTTTGCACTTTTTTCTGGTCTTCCTTTGTTTTTGCTAAAGATGCAAATTGAGTTTCCATCGCAGCACGGACATCTTTTCTCTGCGTTTCCGACATAATGTCCCACATATTTTGTAATTTTGGTGGTAGCTTTTTGTCACGGACACGTTGTAAAAAAGCGGTCGTATCGCCAATCTCTCCCGTTCTTTCAGAAAAGACATAATTCTCAAACGTTGCTTTCATTACATCTGTTTCTATGCCAGCAGTCTTTTCAAGCGCAAGCTTCTGCGCTGGCAGTCCGCCAAGAACGGTTGCGCTATTAACAACCCTTGCGCGTTCTGCCGTAATAAGACTAAACAGTTCTGCTGGGTTGTTGCCTTGATAACCGTTGATGATTGAGCTTAACGAAGCTGCATGAAGGGATATTTCCGCTTCAATCCTTACTTGGTTCTGTAAAAATCTTTTCTCACTTGCTGCTTTCGTTGCCGCCAGCAAAACTCTATTGCCATGAACAGCAGCAGTAGCCCTAAACTTGTAAGCTGCATCACGACTATATCCAGCTAATACATTGCCAAATCCGTCTGCCTTTGCCTGCAATTGTTCTGATATTTTTTTTACGTCAACAACATAGGGAGTTTTTCCGTCACTTTCAAAGCCAGTTTCTATTTGCTGCTGAATTTTTGCTGCGTCATTAACTACTTCTAGTTCAAAATAAGAAGATAGTTCGTGCGACTTATATTTGTTCACAGAGGCAGTAAAAGCATTTACAGAAAACTTGCGCTTAAAAGCCTCGGTATTACCATTCTTCATTGCCTCCAATTCTTTTTCAGTAATTGGATTGTTGGCAACAAACTCCTCTCCGGCACTCTCAGCCATGCTTTGTGCCATGCCAAACATTTGCGTTGACAGGTTAGACAATGTGCGGCCTAGAACAGAGGATGACTCAGCAGCCGTCTGAAACTCAACATCACGGCGCTGCTGCCCAAAGTTCATGTTGGGCTGTGGCAAGCTGGAAATCCCTTGCGCTTGAACCCTACCAGATTGAAGTCTTAAATCAGCCATAATTATTTATCCGTAAAACTAAAACGTTTCTGGGCGAGAACGGTTTTCTACTGGGGCATTTGATGGTTTACTTGAACCAAATATGTCAGCACCATACGGGAAGGTTGTTGCAAAACCAGTCGCTGCTTTAGACAACTCAGCACCAGCCAACAATCCACCAGTTTTAGTTGCAATCTTGCCAGCACGTTGCAGTGTAGACGCATTAACAATGGCGGCTTCACGCTCATAGAACGCCATATCGTAAGATGACTTCAACATAGTCGTCGCATCTTCCAAACCCAATATACGGGCGGTCAAGGCGTTCAGATCACTAATGCCAACATCCTGATACACCTCACGCACATTAACGCCACGGATGCCAGCAATAGAGCCTTGAGTCGCCACAACACCAGAAGCATACCCACGAGCCAAGGCAGAGGCATTAGCCTCCCTTAATCCTTTCATCAGGGTATTTGCCTGAATCTTGTAGTTTATGGTCTCATACTCAATCTTTTTCAGATTGCGCTGGAATGCTGCCTCACCGTACTCAACCGCCTTGTCAGCACGAAGACCCGCCATCCGCAGGTTTTCTTGCGCTTGTATAGCAAGTCCAGCCTGCTGATAAAACCCTGCTGCCTGCTGTGCATAAGCAGCGCCGATGCCAGAAATAAAGCCAGCGGCAGAGCCTAGCGCCATTGACTGCGCTGCTGAGTTCTCTCCTAATGAAGTTGGTTCTGCCATTTATGTCCCCTGATTCACAGCAACTTTGTACTCAAGACCAAGCAAAGTCATCTTGAGTGGCAAGGTCTGTGTAACTTCAATGACGGCATCGCGGCTATAACCACGAATACCGTTTAGCCGTTTAATGCCTGTAAAGGGCGTAATAGCAATATCCAGCAATGGGTTGTCTAAGTTCTGGAACGGAACAGGCTGGTTGTTGATATTCAAGTGCTGCGACTGATTGACGATCACATTGACCTCAACAATACGCTTTTTAAATCCAACCCTTGTTCCAGACTGCAACTTAACCTCAACCGGCATTGTCTTGAGGTACACAGTAATTGGCAGGCCAACCTCATAGCTGCTGGTCGATGCCCGGTCAAATGTTACAGAGCCACCACCACTTACCGTCTCATTGCCTTGTGGGACACCATCACAGATGACATTCAGCGATTTGCCAACGTGTGGTAAACCAGTAGCAGTACTTGAGACACCACCAGTAAAGGCGCAATCAGTAAAGCGATCATTGCTAAATAACTCAACAAAGTACCTAGTTGTGCCATTAAAGACCCGTTTGACCACCGTATAAATATCCGTGACATCAACGCCAACATCAAGAAACTCTCCGTCCGTCGTAAATTCTGATGGAGCCACAATCTGCTGGGAACGCAATACCGAGTAAGCAGCCATCGATCCATCGGTCGCATTTACCAACAAAAGCAAGTCACCCTCATCGGTGGATGTTGCTCTGCGTAAAGATATACGGCTAGGGTTCTTGAGCAGATGCCCAGATAACAGCGATATCCTTTGTGATATATAGGTCAGTTGGGTATCCGAAAACAAGAACTCATTTAGTGCCTTGCCCTGCTTTTGAATAAACAGAGAGCCAGATTCTAGTGATTCGACTCGTGTGCCTACCTTTGTTCCGTTACGGCTAACCTGCTTGAATGTAAATGTCAGCGGAGTAATCGGGTCTGTGCCTTGCTGTGGAACGTAAAATTCGCCACCGGTCGTGAAGACCTGCAAGTCGCGGCCAGAGATAATATCAACAATAATGTTAAGCTGATTAGTATCAAGGGTAGCTTCAACAGCATCATCATCCAAAAACTCAGACGGCTTAAAGTCAAAGAACAAGGCCACCTTGCTGCCCCAGATCGTAGACGGGCGTGACTTAGAGCCGCCGAAATAGAGGCGACCCTCATGGAACGATACACTGCGAGGCCAGCCTTTGGTCGATGACCAGACATCTTCATAACCCGTCTCCAGTTCCCAGTCACCAGAAGCAATGGCTGTTGTGTTAAAAAACGGAAACTCAGTAATCGCTTCTACCGATGTGCCGCTGATGTACTTGGTAATCCTTACCCGACCTTGTGGGCTTGCATTGATGTACTGGTTGACATGGGTAGACGAGAATACCGAAGAGCCTGCTGTTAGCGTAATGTTGCCAGACACGGCTGATGGAGTCAGTGTTGCCGCAGGATTGCTAAACGTCTGAGTAAACGCATACTTTGGGATGGAGTCAAAAGTAATCGTCGTAGCCGTCCAAGTAGCATCTGTACCGCCACGGACAATCTTGATTGGCTGTAAATCTGGGTGAACAACGATCAACGTATCAGCCGATTGCGTCCAGCAAAGCGATGACAGCATTGCGCCAGTAATGGCAGAAACCGTCAGGTAGTTATTTCCAGAGGCATTGATGTTTGTCACCAATGCTCCGTCTTTGACAACGTACATCCTGCCAGCCACAAAACACAGCATATAGCTGTCATCAACAGAGAACTCAAAAGAGATCAGGCGAACACCATTAGCGGCTGACGGTGTGCTGGAGTTTGGTAGCTCAAAGACGTGCTTTGTACCGGGACGGCGACGAGCGCCACCCTGCGGCTGGATGATGACGTTAGTTGCCTTTGCCAGCGCATTCTCGTACTGCGGGATGTCCACACGAGCGCGTAGCAAGGGATCAAGTTCCCCTGTACTGAAGTTCGTCTGGAAATCAATAAATCGTGCCATCAGTATCTCACTGCGACAAGTTCGTAATCCTCAATAACTTGAGGTGGCTGACCTTGCGCGTCAATATTCATAGCCTGCCTAAAGTACCCACCACGGCCATTTTCAGATGGAGCGCCAACGGCAACGCCTTGCCAGTAGCCAGTCTTTGCTTCCTGTTCTGTAATCGGATATGCCAAGTGCCAAGCCATCATATACTTCAGCAATTGCACGAAGTATTGCGGCATTGAGTATTCTGGAGTCTGGTACGGGTAGTCGATGTAGACATCCTCGTAGTTCGTCAGCAGTTTGTCGCCTTGGATTTCCCAAAGCTTTACCGGACGAGCATACGCTGTGCTTGTCTCAAATACAGCACGAGGATTGCCGAGACGGTCGCCCGGCAACTGGTATTCATATTTCCACTCACTGACTGGCGTAGTAATCAGCCGAGCCAAACGAACTTTCTTGTATGCAAATGACCAAGGATACATTGAGAGCGTCATGTCCCGAACATCGGGATACAACCGGTCACAAGAGTTTGCCTCATCCGTTCCGTCGTTAAATGACGAAATAGGCTTTGCGCCCAATAGGATCAATGCGTCAGAACAAATAGCAACTGATGTATCGCCTGCTGCCATATAAACCTCTCATGTAATAAAGGGCCACTACCAAGTTTCCCCAGCAGCGGCCCCCGATGTAACCAACTCTAATTAATCAGTGTCGGTAGCAGTGATAGTCAGACCATCAGTGACATCCACAACACCAGAAGCGTTGCTAGCAACATACACAAGCGTCAGAGCTTGTGTGCCACCAGTAGACGAACGAACCAGAATAACATCGCCGACATTCAGAATGCTTGCGATGGCATTAAAGTAGCCGCTAGTGTTGATATCAGCGATTGCGTCAGCCGTCGAATACGCATACAGAGACGGGGCATTGCCAGCCTTTGATGCACCAATGGTCGCAAAACCAGTAGAAGAATAAGCCATATTAGCCCCCTAGATTAAGATTCGCGGCAGACGATCTTGACGATACCTTCATCGTCAATCGCCACTGCGCCAGCCGAGAACATCGATGCAATCAGGAAGGAAGTCTTCTCTGGCACATAGTTGATCTCAGTTTTTGGAGCGATGCCTTCTGCCAGACCAACAGCGTCCTTGTGGAATGCAAAGCAAGTACGGTCGTTGGAACCATCTTTAATCAGACCACCCTCAGTGCGGTCACCCAGAACATGGAAGGTAAAGCCCAAGAATGTGTTGATTTCGCCCTGAACCAGCGCCTTGACAGTGTTAAAGTCAGACGAGGTAACAGCAGTCTCAGACAGCAGCGAAGCCAAAGAACTTGCATGGATGATGATATGACGGCCATCCATTGGGACGTTGTTGGCATTCAAGGTCTGAGCAGCAGAACGCAGCTTGGCGACGTTCATGTTGGTGTCAGAACCACCGATGTCATTGCTGACTGAAGTCGCGCTAGAAGCAGTCAGAGCGTCCAAAATCAGTTGATCCTGACGGCGACCGATTGCGTTCGACACAACCTTAACCAACTCACGACGCTCGTCGAAGTTGACCTTGGCTTGCATAAAGATGTCCGAATACTCAGCAGCGATATAGTCGCTCAGAGTTGCAGTCACCTGCGAGTAAGTTACGTTCAGCGGGGTAACGTCAGTCTGTGGAATACGGACTTGAGCAACGCCCTTGCCGATCTTGGGGAATTTGTAAGTTGAACCTTCAACACCCGAACGAATACGGACAGCCGGACGGAGAACCGCCGAAGCCTGATAGGCTTGCTTAACTTCCGCATCAAACAGGGTTACAAAGGCTGTGGACAGATTAATAGCCATTTTGTTTACCTTTTGACAAAGTTATAAAGAGGTTTCTCGCTGTCGGTAAGCCGGAAACCGGGCCGTTTGCTTGCAGTAGGATGCCAGCCAGTTGGGTACAACCATCTGAGGGTCGGTGATCTGATATGCCTCGGTTACATATTGTAATCAGGTTTGTCTATCGCGCAAGTGTTTTTGATAGTTTTTTGCAAAAAAAACCCCCGAACCAGTCGGGGGCTAACTCCGTGGAGGAGTGGAGACATTCTAACCGTACCGCTTTTGGAACAGTCTTTCAACCTTTTGACGGTAGGCTGGATCGGTCTCATACTTCGGATCGCCCACCATCGCCTGCAATTCTAGGTCAGACATCTGGCCTTCCATTGGCTGGGACTCAACAGGGATTCTGCCCTCATAAGCCTCACGGATTTTGGACAAGGCTTTGATCCCACGGGCTGTCCCACCCATGATCTTGAACTCCTCAAAGTCTTCAGATGACCAAACACCCTTGTTGACCAGACCTCTTGCCCAATTGACCATGCCATTGATGACAGCATCGGCATTTGGGCCAAGCGCCTTACGCTCTGCTTGGATGTCGATCTCAGGAACGCCAATAGCATTCTCAGCCATCCCTCTTAGCTTTCCGGCAATATCATCAAACGCTGCTTGGGATACGCCATTCTCAGCAGCCCAATCCTTAAACATCGGGACAAACTCTAGCTGCTCGGCATTCTCACCAAATGCGGAAATGTCGTACTTGCCTTCTGGTGGAGCTTTATGCGTACCCTTGGATACCATCTTGCGAAGGTCTTTCCAAGACTTAGCCATGCCCTCCATGTCAGGCTCGTTCTTATCCTTATTCCAAAAGTTTTCAGGCCACCAATCAGGCCGGTCAACTGGCTCGTCATCGGGGATGGATTCTGCGGATCGGTGTTCTACCGCCGCTTCAGTTGCGTCTACAGGAGCTTTGTCTTCACTGGCCTCTACGTTGTCAAGTAGGCCAGTGGGTTCTGCTGCTGCTGACTCACTAGGCTCGACTGCCGTTTCGTTATCGCTCAAAAGTTCCTCGCTCTATTGATTCGGGCTTCAATCTCTTTGACTAAAGAGCATCGCCCCTCTAAAAAATAACCGTAGGATGGATCACTCCCCGGCCCCCAGCATGGCTGCTCAACGGTCGTATCTCTTAACCACTTGAGCAACTTCTGCCCTTCTTCTGTGCCAAAAACTCGCAAGCACAGCTTATCCGTATCACTTGATTCCCGTGGAGTCAGCGACTCCTGCATTGCCTCTAAATCATCCCACCCTGCCATAAGCCTCCCTGTTTGGCACGATTACTCCTTCTTCCTCCTCTGCCTGCTCTGTCGCGTGTATGCAGTACCAGACGGTATCTGTCTGGGTAATGATGACGTGCGACTTGTCTGCTTCTATTTCTATGCAGGCAGGAGCCTTGTAAAACGTATGCTCCCCGTCTATATCTACAACCACCTCCCCTTTTGCCAAGATAGACAGGTGAGAATAAGAGTGGACGTGCTGCGGAACCGCCCACCCCTTTGGCAAAAAGTATTCTTTGGCGTAAAGTCCATCTGAAAAATGATGCTGAAGATCAGACTGCACCCGGCGCTCCTTGTGCCTGACCTTCCATCAGAGCTTGCTGCTGACCTGCCATAGCAAGAGCCGCCTGCTGTTGCAACATCATTTGCTGCTGCTGCTCCATCATGAATCCACGTTCTGCTGCGGTGTTTCTGACGGATGATGGGATACCAAGCTTGTCGCCAATGTAGTCAATCAACTCGCCTGTCTTAACTGCAAGCTGACCCTCATTACCCATTGCCGCTGTAATCTGCATAAACTGCATAATGTTGTTGATCTCCTCCATGTTCTGCGCCATCGCCAGCGGAGCAACAGGACTGACTTTGATCTCCAGACCATTGACCTTCAGCGGCATATTAATCAGACCGCGCTCGTCCATTACCTGCAAGATACGAGACACCATCGGTATCATCGTCTCATTAATCAGGCGACCAAAGGCAGAGCCAAGGTTTTGTGCCAATTCCTTCATACGCTCGACAACCTCAGTCGCCGAACGAGCCGACATATTGTCTGGCGGCAGAGATTCGTCCAGCAGAGTACGCTTGATGTTGGCACGAAGGTCATTGATGACAATCTGGCTGACGTTAAAGTCACCAGCACGAGGCAAGGCACGGAGTGATTCGCCCTGTGGGCCACCATTACGAGCTACAGGAATGACAGCACCCGGCACAATCTTGACTGTCTGAGGATTCAGCACACCATCATCAGCCGCTGTGTACACACCAGCCACAGCCAACGATGCGTTCTTTAGCAGCAACTCAAGGGTTTTGTTCAGCGTTTTGATGTCAGGCATGGCTGTCAACAGTGGACCGCGACCATAGACCTCGCCTGCTACCTTGGAGTAACGGCTAATGACCCACGGAGAAGACAGCATCCGGCGATAAACAATCTCTTCTTTAGTCTTGACCTCAATGACGTGATAACACCAGTCACCACGCTCTGCGTCATAGACCGTTGCCTCCATCAGATCAATCTCATCTGTGGGCTTGCTATCAACCATCTGCGTCAGATAGTCGGAGAAGACTGCATCCTTCCACTGCTGCTGGATGGCTTCGGCCTTCATACGCATACGACGGTAAATCTTGTCTACCTGACCGTTTGCACCTTCCTCGTAGCTGACCAAGAACATCGGCACAGGAATGAAGTTGATGGGCATAACATCGTCGCCCGGCTGAATCATCATGCAAGCCGTGCCAACAGCCATGTCCAGCAAGAACTCACCGATAGCAATGTCAAAGTTAGACTGCTTGATGACCGTAAACATCTTTTCCATGTACACATCCATGATGGCCTGTGCTTGGTCTTTCTGTTCTGGTGGCACATCAGAGCCGGGTTCCAACCTGCACCACTTACGCTGTGGCGGGAAGATGCCTGACTGCAAACGGTTAGCAAATCGCTGTGTGCTGTTGATGGCTGTTGCGTCAAATACGCGAGACATCTTCTTAGCGCCCTTGGAATTACCGTCGTAATATCCGTATAGTTGACGCTGCGGCAGAGCGAACTCATAAGCATCAGTGTACAAAGACTCAAACAAGTCCTTGTCCCGCTGTGCTTTCTCGGCACGACGCAGAATCTCATCCGTAGGCATCTTCTTGCCTTGGTAGACCTTACGGCGCGTACCCTTCATGTAAGACATCTCAGCCATTTTCTTTCTCCAGCTTGTATTTATCCAGCATATTCCTACCCTTGGCAGCTAACCTTCTTGCAGCACCCGCAGTTCTAGGCACAGGTTCACCCCATGCGTTGGCAGCTAACGCCAATCGCGTTGGCTCACCCTTGTCATTGACCAGTGGGCCACTCAAATTGGTGTAAAAACGTGTCAGAAAAGACCCTTTGCGTCTGGCTTTCTCACCACTGGGACTCGATTCTTTGACTCCCGGCTGCAAATTCTTGCTCTCGCCTGATGCCTCAAACTTACGTCGGCCAGCCTCAGTCAGCCCACCTTCAGGGTCTTTGTACTTGCTCACTTCTTACCCCGTGCTGCCGCCATGTTGTCGATCAGGTTCGGGTATGGACGGCCTGCTTGCTGTGCACGACGCATAGCATTGCGCTTCTGTCCTTCGCTCAACTTTTTGGACTCACCTAAGTCCTTTGGTCTTGGCTTATCCCAAACTTCTTTCTTAGGCTTATTCATTATTCGTACCATTCAATCATTATGTGAGCCATGTGTGCTTGACCACTTCTGTTTGTTAAACGAAATAGATACGTCGTTAATGGAGCAAGGACATACTGAAACGAAAATGCAGCAGCTCCACCAGCACCACCCCCGGAGCCACCAGCGAGAAACTCACCCGTTAATGCCGTGCCAGTAGAAGTTATCGTTGGGTTAATTAGTGACGCACTTTGACTTGTACTACCAACTGACCTGTGTCGGTTAATTGCAGTAAATGGTGTGCCACCGCTAACAACAGCGCCTTCATATATTTGAAACTCAGCGTCGCCACCACAATTAACATCAAACACTAAGTGTGGCGTTACGCCACTTGCCCAAGCAATGGCAATATCAATGCTTGCATCGTTTGCCAATTGATTTGCATCACCATTTAGGTAATACACATAATAGGCTCGACCTTCATGCAATCGAACATGATTAACGTCGGCAACAATTAATGGCGAATCCGATCCAGCTAGGATCATGTCACCATCTTTGTTCTTTTGAGCCAGTGATACCAGTCGGGACTTGGTATTTAATGACTCAATATTGACCGTGGTGAGGGCCATCAATCATCCTCTTCTTCATCGTACTCAGGCATTTCCATCTTGCCGGTCTTCTTCTTACCGTGCATCTTTGCCATCATCCGCATTGCTTTGCGTTTCAGTGCCAAGTCTTTAGCAGACGGCATCTTCTCTTCTTCGTCTTCTTGCTCTTCAATAGTGATCTTGAGTGACATGATTAAGCCTTTTGTTTAGTCGCTTTACGCGCTTCGGACAATGCAATTGCTTGTGCCTGCTTTGGGTCTTTGACTACTGGACCGCCTTTGCCAGAATGCAGTGAGCCAGCCTTGTATTCGCGCATAACCTTCTGAACTTTCTTCTGAAACTTATCCATTTAACGAGGCTCCTTTTGATAACATAGGGCGCGACCGTTCTCTACGGCTGGTTGCTGCCAATCTAGCTGACTTGCGTTCAGAAATTTCGCGCTGGAATTCTTCTCCCAATGTTGATTTTTTTTGCTCTAATGCTTGGAGTGTTTCTGTTCTTGCGCCTGTTTCTGGCATTGTTGGCGCTTCTTCAGCAAACTTGCCGGGGAATGGCTTATCTTTTCTAAGCACAATGTCATACGCCATATCTGGCGTTCTTCCTTTATTGGTCTTTACTTCTCTACCAATGCGCTCAATAGTCCAATCCTGAAGCTGGTTATAGTTGACCACGCCTTGTGGCATATTTAAATCGTAGCTACCTGCTCTAAAATTATATTTTGCTGTTGGAACAGTCATGCGCTCATATGGGTCTTTCTGATATTCCTCTATCATCTTTCGATAATCTTGTAAGCGCTTTTGATAATCGGCTGATTGCTGCTGGAACATATCTAATCCACTTGGTGTTTCCAAGGTTTTAGAAATCTGGCTACCAACTTCGCCGATTTGCTGCTGATATTGTGAGGTAAGCCGTTGAATATCACGGCCTCGCGCTGTTACTTTCTTAGCCATAAGATACTCCTGCGCCGAGGACTCCCATTTCTGGGGCGAGTCGTTCTTCTGAGAGTAATGCGCGACGACCACCACGCAATCTTGCTCTCATTTTTGAAGATTCTTCTTGCCCCATCGCTCTACGTTCAGACTCAAGCTGTTCTGCAATTCGCTGGGCTTCGGCCTCCATTGTGGATTTTTGTTCGGCGTATCTGGCGGTCTCAGCAGAAAGCCGTTCTTTTGCAATAGAGGTTTGTTTTTGCTGCTCAAGTAGCTGTGCATCAGCCGCTTTTTGTGCAGTAGCCGCCTCTTGCGTCGCCATTTGCCGTGCTTTTGTCGCTGATCGTCTTGCTTGATCCGCTTGATAAGTGGAGCCTGCCAGAATAGCGGCTGAAATCCAGAATGCCATAGTACCTCCCAACAAATATTTGGAAGAAATTGTATTCCTTTTGCCGTAAACAGCAATACAATGATATCACGCAGATATCATTATTTAAGCAAATACGTCGAAGTCTGTGGAGGCAGTGCCTTGTTGGATGAATTGACCGCCTAAACCCAGTGGAGATTTGGTCATTCTGCGATGCTCACCCCCTCCTAGCAGCAGGTAGCCGAATGCGTCACCGACGTGTGAATGTTCGTTCTTATTGGGTGCGTCTCGGAAGCGTTCTTGGCCGGAACCGACGGAGACTCGCTTGAAATGGTAGCCGCCTGCTAGGGATTTACGCAGAAGCTTGCAGGATTTATCCACTAGCAGCCCCGGTTTTCCTTGGATTAGACGCTGCATGGGCATGGCGGCTGACTCCCGGCGTACCTTAAAGTCGTTACTTGGGGTGGGTTGTGCGCGTAACCCCAGTGTTCGCAGGTGGTCGAAGGCAGTGACCTCGTAAATAGCGTCACGCTGCATACCGGCGGGGTCACCCCAGATCATAATCTGTGCTTTGGGGAACCGGGCGTTCAATTCAGTGAGCAATTGCTGACCAAAACGCTCCAGTCCCATGTCAAAAGTGACGATCTCGTGCAGAACTTTCCATCCACCAGCGGTGGTTTTCTGTCCAATGACAGCTGCTGGGGTCAAACCAAAGTCGAGTCCTACTTGGATGGGCAGATTTGGATCGTAATCCAAGTCGGCTGACATCAAATTATCGTCGTATTCAGGCCAGACGGGTCTGCCTTCTTGGACGTAGGTGTATTTTCCTTCGGCGTAGCATCTGATCCAGTCGAGGTTTTTCCCCAAGAGCATCTGTTGGTAGTATCCAGCAGGGAGGTTAGAGATGTTTTCTGACTTAGGGTTAGGCTTCCACCATCGGCCTGCACTAAATATATGATCGTTTGCTTCAGGATTCTCTGGTAGTTCACCCAAGTCTGCTTCGACCACGCCTCCCGGCTGACGGAAGAACTCCCACTTGTACGCCCCACTCATCTTCTCCTTTTCTGCCATTTTGAACCACCAATGGTCATCATCCATTGGGTTGGTATCCATGATGATGCCATGCCAACTTGCACCACCATCACGCTTTGTTGGGTATCGACCGACTCGGTGGGTCAGGCCATCGATAACTGCTTTAGGTAATTCCCGTGCTTCGTTGACCCATGCGCCTGTCAACTCCAGAGAGAGCAGCTTTCTCACATCCTTTGGCTGATCCAGCGCAAGAAAGATGACTTCGCAGTCGATGCCAGCAGCACCGTCTCTGGCAGGCAGTCGGATATGATGGGTAATCGGTGGTGTCCACAGCAGTGGTCCGAATGTCGATTCTGGGAACAGGTCTATCCATGTTTTGATGGTGGTAGTTTTCAACATAGGATAGCTGTTTCGCACGATGGCAAAGCGGCTATATTTAATGCCATCCACGGGTGAAGGCTTTTGCTGTACGGCCTTCATCATGATTTCAGCGCAGCAGGCATAGGACTTCCCTGATCCTACTGGCCCCATGACTCCACGCACAAATGACTTAGACTGCAAAAACTTCCACACCATTGGGCTGGTGGAGA